TCAGTTGGTAGAGCAGCGGATTGAAAATCCGCGTGTCGGTGGTTCGATTCCGCCCCAGGCCACCAGATTTGACAAGGGTTCCGAGCAATCGGAACCCTTTTCTATTTCTGGCGGTGTGCCAGATTTGTGCCGCAGTGTGCCGATGTTGTCCGCGTAAGCCGCCACGTGGTCCCGCCCGAGGTGCGCGTAGCGCAGCACCATCTGATAGCTGGCCCATCCCCCGAGCTGCTGAAGGATTGGCAGAGGCGTGCCGGCCTGAACGTGCCAGCTCGCCCACGTGTGCCGCAGATCATGAAAGCGCAACCCTGACAGGCCCGCTCGCACGCATGCCTTTTGCCATGCGTGGTTGTAGATGCGGCCGATGGGTGCCCCCTTGTACACGAACACGTAGCGCTTGTGCTGCCCCTGCTGCTCGCGCAGCACGCCCAACGCGTCCTCGTTCAGCGGCACGGAAATCACCTTGCCGGCTTTGGCCTGGTCGGCATGAATCCACGCCAGCGCCCGCTCTCGATCGACCTGCGCCCATTCCAGCAGTCGCACGTTCGATTCACGCAGCCCCGTCGCCAACGCAAACCGCGCCATCTGTCGCAGGTGCGCCGGCAGTTCTTCCAGTAGCCGTTGCGCTTGCGCGCGGGTAAGCCAGGTCAGGCGTGCGCTGTTCTCCCGCAGCTTGCGAATCGGGGGAACCGCGTCGATCCACCCCTCCGCGTGGCAGTGATGCAGGATGACCGAGAGCGCGGCCATGTGCCGGTTCACCGTCGCGCCTGCTACCGGACTACCGCGGTACTTCTCGGCCGCCTTCGTCTCGATCAGCGCCTGGATGCGTTCGCGATCGATGTTGCGGACGTTCTCTCCCTTCAGTTGATCCGTTAGCCAGCGCAGGCGCTGTTTGGTGGTCTCCAGCGAGCGCTGATGCTGGTTCTGCTTGAGCCAATGCACGACCGCCGCGTCCCACGTTACGGCCGGCCGCTCGCCGAGCTTTTTTTGCCGCCAGTAATCGCTCGCAACCTTGGCGGCAAGTTCTTCCGCCGCCCTACGGTCCGAGGTGCCAGAAGATTGTCTAATTCGCGAGCCGTCGATGCTGAGGTCGAACCACCAAGGGCCATTTTTTTGTCGCTTGTAGAACCGCATTTCCCACCTGTTTTTTCGTATTGCTGTCTGAGCCAATCTATCACGTCGACATCCACGAGAACCCACGCTCGACCGATCTTTGCGGCCGGCAGTCCGTGGCGGCGGATGCATTCGGACACGGTTTCGGGCGTCGTGAACAACCACGCTGCCGCGTCTTCCAGATTCATCGTTCGCATCTTGAGCGCCTCACGTTCAGGCCCGCGTGGAAGGGATACACGCAGCGCAACTCATGGAATGATGGTTTGAGGTCGTTTTTATGGGTAACTGTTTGATTCAAAACATATTCGTCTGCCATCAATTGCCACCATTCAGGCATGGCGACCCTCAAAAACTCGTGGCCTAAAAAATAGGCAGCATCCTTCACTGATGGCAAAACGCACCCGACTCGTGGCACGGCTTTTCGGCTGATTTCCTGCCCTTCTACGTATTCTTTCTTCTTCTTTTTCAATGAATTAGAGAGAAGAGAAAAAGGAGCGACGGCGGCCGACGCAAAAACCTGACTAGTGGCAAAAGCGGCTCGACTAGTGGCAAATCGAGGGAGACTCGCGGCGGCAGTCCTCTCAACAATCAAGGACTTACGAGCGGACACCGTCGAAATCCACGATTCGCGTGCGCTGCCTGCCCGGTCGCTGTGGAAAAATCCGCCCGCGCGGCCCCGCTCCCTCTCGGCTCGTGCTGTTGCCCGGCCGTTTCGACTCGCTGGGGGGACGGGGGGAAGCGAACCGAACGGCGGCCGCGTGACGACGCGCGCCGACTGCTGCGCGCCTCGGCGCACGCGGCGGAAACCCGATTTCAGGGCCGCTGCGCGGCCGGAAAGAACGGGAGAAGGGGCACGGCCGCTCGGCGGCCGCGACGGCTGAGACGGCGTCATGCGTGGCTCCGCTCGAGTGCGTCGCTCGCCAGGTCTTCGCGCACCGACACGTGGAGGCCGAACGCGGCGAGGCGCTCGAGCGAAATCGGCGTGAGATACGGCACACGGCGGGTGTAGATGCGCCGCTCGACTTCCTTCTCGCCGACCACGACGCCGGCGTGCTTGAGCTGCGCCTTGAACACACGATCGGACTTCACGGGCAGGCCGTTCCATTTGTCGCGCAGCGCGCTCGTGTGCGCGAGGTGGTCCATCACGTGGCCCGTGCGCAGCAGCAGGCAGAACTCGCCGTCGACCGTATCGAAGGTGTACGGATGCTTGTAGTTGCCGCCGTCGATTTCCGACAGCACGGTTTCCATGATCCAGACCCACGGCTCGCGATCGGCGCTCGTCTCGGCGACGTGGCTGTTCATTTCCGCGAGCAGGTCATGCGGAAAGCCGCCCTCGCTCGGGTCCATGCCGGCAAACTCGCAGAGATAACGCCAGGCAAGGGCGACCGCCGCGTAGTTGGCGGCCATGCGGTTCGCGCCATCATCAGCGCCACTCGCGATGCATTTCGCAAGTGCCTTGTCGCGCAGCGTTGCGTAATGCTCGAGCACGGCGCGCTTGTCGAGGCTCGCGAGATACTCAAGCCACTGCCGAACCGGGAAGCGCGGCAGGTCATCGGGCATGAGCGGCCCGCGCTTGCCGGTCAGCGTCGTGCGCACGAGCTTGCCGAGCAGGCTGCGCACCGGCACGTCCTCGCCGGCCAGCATCACGGGCGCGCACAACAGGTATTCCGTCATGTCGGTGCCGCGGCGCGTCACGGTGTACTGGTAGTTCTCCTGCAACAGCCCGACCGCCTTGTCGATCACGTCCTGCCGACGCGCGGACAGTTCCTCCCATCCGACCGGGTGGCTCGTGTGGCTGATGCTCGTGAGCAGCCGGAATTCGGTTTGCAGCGATTGCCCGGAGAACATCGTGAACGCGAGCGAGCGCTCGAGGCGCTTGATGAGCGTCGACTTGCCGGCGCCCTTGTTTGCCTGGATCGTGATGTGCGGCCAGAAACCGAGCAGCGCTTTCAGGTGCCCACCGAGCGCCCACACGAGCGGGATGGTCGCCGCGTTCTGCTTGAACGTCGTCTGGTAGGCCGTGATGACGCGGCGTGCGTCGCTGACCGGGCCGCTCGGGAACGTCAGGTTGTGATACGGGCACTGCTTGTCGGCTTCGGTGAAGTAGCAGTCCGGCCCCTCGTTGACGATCAGGCGGCCGTCGCGCCATGCAAGCCCGACGAAGTTCGCGGCCTGGCGCGCGCCGAGGTCGGCTCCACGCTCAAGTATGTTGACCATGCGCTTGAACGGCGCCGGCGCCCAGATCGGGCCGAATTTGCCCCACTGGTCGACGTTGTGGAGCTGGTCGTCGAGCATCACGCGGCGGACGAGCTGCGCGCCATGCCGCGGCGTCTGCACGGACACGGCGAAGTAGACGGTCGGCGCCTGGTCGGCGTCGCCCGTCATCGTCGACGTTGCGCTCGCGACCGATACGCGGCTGATGCCGGCGATGCGAAAGCCGCACAGGTCCGTCATGACGGGCGTCTCGACGCCAGATTCCTCGTTGCGGTCCATCTTCGTGATGTAGCTCGTGAAGTCAGGACGCACGCGGAAGCGCCAATACTGCGCGAAGTCGTGCGACGGCAGAAAGATGCGCGGCCGGCCGCGGCGCGTGGCGTCGCCGGCGAGGCCGGCGATGAGCCATGGTTCGAGCTGCTCGAGCGCGCGCGCCAGCTCGGCCGGGCCGCGCAGTTGCAGGTAGTCGTTCACGTCGTTGATCGGCTGCTGCTTCGTTTCGCCGTCCGCCAGATCGGCGAGCCAGCCGGCTTGGTCGACGAGCACGGCGCTGATGTTAAGGCTCGCGAGACGCTCGTAGAGCGCCCACGCGGCTTCCGGGCCAGGACGGTGGCCGGCGCGCGGATGGCCGTCCGCGAACGGCTCGTCGTTGTCGAGGCAGATCACGACTTGCTTACCGCGCAGCGACGAGAAGTCGATCGCGTCAACGTTGGCGAGGCCGCGCAGCGCGAGTGCCGCTGCGCCGGGCATCGCGCAGGTGTCGATCGACAGCGCATTGATTGCGCTTTCGACGATGAGTACGCGCTTTGCCTTGTCGAGACGCCGGGCGTCGGCGGTCCAGCCGTAGCCGGCCTTGTCGCCCTGTGTCTGCGTCTTGACGCCGCCATTGAGCGCCGGGTCGACGTAGCGCATGTCGACGGCGACGACGCGGCTGTCGGCCGGCTCGCGCACGATGAATGCGGCGGCCGGGCCGGCGTGCCCGACTTCGCCGGCGGCGACTTTCGAGCTCGTCCACGTGTTGAAGCCGAGCGAGCGCGCGGCGAACGCGGCGTCGATCGCCGCGGCCGAAATGCCACGGCCGCCGAGGTATTCGCGCACGCGGTCCCGCTCGGCGAGGCATCGATCGGCGATGTATTCGACGGTCGACTTCTCGCGGCGCTCCGCCGGCGCCGGTCGATCGAGCGGGATGCCGTAGGCGTCGTGCAGGTAGCGCACCGCGTCGGCGACCGTGCCGCCGCGCGCGTGGATCACCAGGTCGATGCACGAGCCGCCAGCATCGGCGCTGTGATCGCGCCAGCCGGTGCCGTGCTTTGGGTGGTTCACGTAGATCGACAGGGACGGGCTTTTGTCCTCGTGCTGCGGTGAGTGATAGAGCGCCTTGTCGCCGCCGCGGCCGCGCTTGAGGCCGAGGCGGTCGGCGAGGTCGTGCAGGTCGATTCGTTGTTTCAGTTCGTCGATCGTGGCCATTTCTGTGTTTGCTACTTGGGTTGCTGCGGTGTGCGGTCGGTGGGGTTGCCGGTCGTGGCCGGGCTGAACACGATGGCGTGCAACGCCGCGGCGGATTCGGGGAAGGCGAGGGCGAGGCGGTCGCTGAGCGCGGCGACGAACAGGCCGAGCATGCATTGCCGCTGAAGGCTGCCCGGCTTGTTGTCGAAGCGCAGTGTGCCGGCGGCCGCGGCGATCGCGGAGGCGAGCGCGACGTCGTGCGGCGCGCGGGTCGGGTCGTGTTTCATGAGGGAATCCTCCCGAGAATGGCGTGTTCGTTCTGTTGGATTCGATGCACCGCGATTTGCAGATTGGCGCGCGCCGTCATAGCTTCATCGAGCATGTCGCGCAGCCGGCGTTTGTTGCGCTCGAGGTTCGCGGCCGCGTGGGCGATCGCGGCGTCGCGCGTGGGGCCGACGCCGGCCGCCATGCCGGACGCAAGATGCGTGACGGCCCACTTTTCGGGGTGGCCGTGCGGCGCGTGGCGCTCCATGTGAACGCCGAAGGCTGCGCCGGCCTCGTTCGGAATCACGACGTGGTCGCCGCTCACAGTGCGTAGGCCGGCCGTGGTCATGAGCTCGTAGCGGATCGATGCGGCCGTCATGCTCACCACTCCCCGGCGAGGCCGCCGAGCTCGTCCAGCAGTTGCCGGACTTTGACCATGAGTAGAACGATCGCCCATGAGCCATGGTCATTCGTTCGAATCTCGTCGATCATTTCGAGCATCCACTTCCGTTTGGATTCTTTGATGAGGCTGTCCATTTCGTTACCCCCGCGGCGGAACGGACCAGGCGAGCGCAGCCACCAGGGCGACAAATGCGACGACGCCGACCAAGAACGCGATCAGGCGCGCATGTCGAACGTCGAACAGGCGCAACACGTCAGTGGTCAGGCAGTGAATGCCCGTGAGCGAAAACGAGAGCATCAGCAGTACGCCGACGCCGAAAACGTAGGGTTTCATCGTGTGGTTCCTCATGTGTGCGCCGGCGGCCGGCGCAGGTGGGTCAGTCGTCGGTGTCGTTTGCCGCGCAGCGCTTCGCGTCGAAGCTGCGCCGCAAGCGGGCGTATTCGCGGTCCTGCATCGCGCGCGCCGCAGATTCGACGACAAGGCGAACCGCGGGCGGGGCCGTGTCGAAGTCGCCGACCATGCGCAGGCGCGACCAGGCCGCGCGCAGCTCGAGCTCGGAGAGAGGCGCGCGCATCGTGGTCAGTGCAGGAGCCTGAGCGCCTGCGCGAGCCCCTTGTTGCTGTTCAGCACGTTCTTCAGGGGCTTCGTGAAGTTGTCGATCATGTCGAACATCACGCGCAGTTTCAGGGCGTTGTCCATCGTCACTCGTTTCCGCTACGTATCCGGGCGCGCTCGCGCCAGTCCATCAATTCGGCCAGGGAGAAGCCGTCCATCACGGCCGGCGTCCATCCGCCAAACACGGTCGCAATATCGGCCATCGCGTCTTCTACGCGCTCCGGGATTCCATGCTCGCTTTCAGCGCCTTCGGCATCAAAAAACCCGCGAAGATACCCCCCAACGCCACGAGGTCGGCCGGGTCCATGCTGGCCACGTCGAATTCGGTCAGCGTCGGCGTGCTGATGCGCGGCAATACCTTGCGCAGCGCGTCGACATCGAGATTCACGAGCGCGGCGAGCGACGTGCCGCGCAGCGCGCCCGCGGCCGGCTTGCGCAGCGTCACCTGCGTAATGGTCTGCCCTTCGCGCTCGATCGGCGTGTCGAGCGTGTGCGTGTTCTCGTCGAGCGCGGCGTGGCCCGTCGTTTCGATGTTGGCGCTGTCGATGGTCGTCATGGTGTTTCCTGATTGAATGTGAAATTGGAATGGCCCGCATGCGCCGCGGGCGTGCGGTTACAGGCCCATCGCGCGGCGAAGGTCCGACGCGAGATCCATGCCGTTGATCTTCTCGACCGCGTTCACGAAGTCGAGCTCGATGAGGTCGCGCCCGTTCACGGTCAGCTTGTAGTAGCTGGCGTTGGTCGTGATCTTGAATTTGGTGTCTTCTTTCGCCTTCGCGGTGCCCATGTCGATCTCTTCGTGGCGGCCCTTCACTACTACTTCGATCTGGTCGTGCTTCTTGCTGTCCTCGCGACGATAGCCGCCGGCGAAGCGCAGCAGCACGCCGTCGTGCTGTACGGCGCCGTACTGTTCGAGCACTTCGACCATGAAGCCGCCGCACGTCCACTCGAGCTGGAGCTCTTCGCTGCCGTAGTCGATTTTCACGGGGCCGGTCATGCCGCTGCCCTGCCACGCTTCCATCTTGCGCTTGAGCTTCGGAAGGTTGGGCGACCACCAGCCGACCGCGCTCTTGCTCGCGTAGTGGTAGCCGTCGAGGGGGCCGAGGCTGATATGCGCCTCCCCGGCGCCTTGCCCGACAATCAGGTCGCGACCGATCTTGACGTTGCCGCCGAAGACAGCGCCCGCACCGCTGCCGTCGACGATCACCTGTCCCGTCGTCAGCGACCACGAGAACGGCCGATAGTCGTTGTA